CTGCCCAGCATGATCCCCGCGGGAAACATCCCGGCGGCGAACAGCCACACAAGGGCCATCACACACGACAGCGGCTCAGCCTGGGCGAGAAACTCCACGTCAGCACTCCGCGGCTATCAGGATCCACGTCGAACCCACCAGCCCGCAGGCCACCTTTTTCGTACCGGAGGCAACGGTGACCGTGGCGAAGTAGTTCGTTGCCTCGAAGGTCTCGGACGGATCGGTCGCGGTGCCGTCCCCGTTGAGCCTGGTCACCGTGGCCGTGTCGCCCTTGGTCCACGTAGCGTCAACCGTGCCCAGGCGGACCTGCTCGCCGTCGCTGTCATCCGGCGGCTGCCGGAACCGGACGGGCGAGCTATCGCGGTTTCCGCGCTCGTAGGCCTTCGTGGCCGCGGCGATCCGCCGGGCATCTTCCGGGGAGAACTTCACTCCGCGAGCCATTAGGCGGGCTCCACGAAGAATGGCTCCCCGAACCCGGCCCCGAAGTCCGCCGTCAAATACACGTCCGCTCCGTCGCCGTCGTTGATCACGCTCGGTGCCGTGCCCGGCGACTTCTTCGTCCCGTCCGCGTTGAGCGCGACCGGTTGCTTCACCGGCTTTCCGTCCTGGCCGACGATGGTCTTCCGCTCGCCGCTGACGAGCTCCATAAAGCCAACGTCCCACGGCATGAGTTTCCACGTCTCCGGGTCATAGCGAAACTCCCAGCGGCTCTCGATGTATTCAAGCGTCCCGGCGTCGTCGTCTCCGTCGAGTTTAGAGATGCTCTGTTTCTTCGCGCCCTTGAAGTAGCACTTCCAGGTTTTCTCGTCACCGCCGGCCCACTCGGCGCTGTTGATCTTGCCTGCGTATGCAGAGATGTCTGATTCCAGGGACGCCTCGTCCTCGTAGTATTTGACGAAAGACCAGCTCGTTTCCTCACGCTCCTTCTCGAGGCCCTCGAGCGGGTCGCCCGCCGCGTTGGTGATCGTGTCGCCGGCGCTGTCCGTGAAGGCCGGGACCGTGGTCGTCCCGCCGTTCCGCTCCCACACGTCCTCCGGGATGCCGTTCTCCTGGGGCCGCTTCGTGGCCGGCGGCACGTAGTACCGGACGGTCAGGAGCCACCGCATCCCGTCTCGGCCCTCCGGGGCGAGGTCGAACTCCATCGCCTTCAAGGCGGGGAACTCGAAATGGCTCGATCCCCAAGTGACGCCGGCCGTCGTGCTGACGCCGTTCAGAATGTCAACCTTGCTGGTCTGGGGATCGTCAACGCGGATCTGCCACCGCTCGCTGACCTGGAGCGATTCGCCGAACTTCCCGGAGACGGAGCAACCGTCGAGGATCCTTTGATAGTTGACCCATGCCATTCGTCAGGCTCCATCCACGGCGAAAGGTGAGTCGATCTCCTGGCCCTCGATCGCGTCTCGGATCTGCTCGAGCACGCCGAGCTGCTGCTCCTGCACATCCGCGCCGGTGCTGCGCATGATCCGGAACATCTCCGCGATGCCTTCGCTCGAGCGGCTGTCGACCGCCTTCAGGGCCTGGGGCTCGGCGGCCACCTGGGCGGCCTCGGTGATCGCAGTCGCCGCGCCCTTGCCGGCCTCGTCCACCTGGGCGGCGGAGGCCTGGGCCTGGGCGACGGCCGCGTCGAGGGCGGTCGTCAGCGGGCCGGTGAACCCAGGAGCCGCCGCGGAGGCGGATTCAGAAAACGCTCCGCTAAAGTTCTCGGCGACCGCCGTGGCGTTGTCGACGATGCTCTGATCGAGGCCTTCCCGAAACCCTGCCACCGCCTCGGCAGTCGTGCCTGCCGCCCGGCCGATGCTGCCGGGGATGTTGGCCGCGAGCCGCGCTACGTTCTCGATCACGAACATGAGCGGAGTCAGAACGAGTCGGACGAGCGACAGGAAGGCCGTCGAGAGAATCCGTCCGACGCCGGCGAACATGTTTCCTACGCTTCCGGAGATCTCCATCACGGAGCCCCAGTAGGCGGCAACGCTCGACACGTACTGCCACACGCCCCCCAGGTTCGCGATCAGCCAATCGCCGATCCCGGCAAGGAACCGAGCCCCGGCGATGATCCCGTCCCCGATCGCCTGGCCGATGTTGGCCCCGCCGATCGAGCCGACCATATTCGTGAACGTGTCAGCGATCGCCTTCACGGCAGGAGACAGGTAGGCCACGACCTGTGTGACGATGCCCTTCACGGCCTGGCTCGCCATAGTGAAGGCGTCGTTCATGGCCTCCACGTCCTGGCCCTGGGCGGTCGTGAGCGCGAGCCCCAGCCGCTCGGCCTGGGCGGCGGCCTCGGCGATGCCGTTGGCTCCGCCGGCGAAGAGCGGGAGTAGCTGGGCCCCGGCACGACCGAAGAGCTGCACTGCCGCGGCGGACCGCTGGGCCTCGGTGGGCAGGGCCGCGATGGCCGCCGAGATCGCCTGGAACCGCTCGGCCGCCGACATCTGCCCCAGCTCGTCGAGCGACAGCCCCAGACCGGCGAACGCGGCCCGGGCCTGGGAGGAACCATTGACGGCTTTCACGAACGCGACATCGGCCTTGGTGGCCGCGTTGGCGATCGTGTCCATCCCGACCCCGGCCAGGTCGCCGGCCAGAGCCAGCCCCGAAAATTCTCCGTAGGTCATGCCCAGGCGGGCGGCCAGTTTGCTTTGCTGGTCGATCACCTCGGCCTGGGCCTGGCCCATCGCCACGAGCGACCGGATGTAGCCGCCGGCGGCCGACGCGATGGACCCGAAGAGTTGGGCCCCCTGGATCGCCACGAGGGCGTTCATCCCAGACCGGAGTGAGGACGTGCTCGACTCCAGCCGCCGCATGGACGAGGCCGCCTGGTTCACGCCGGAGACGAGCCCCGACGTACTCGCGGTGAAGACTGCCCGGACTTTTCCGATCGTGCTCGACATGGCTTTTTCTTCTTCTTCAGGCCAGGGATAGCTGCCAGCTTGGAGGCCAGTTCCTCATCAGTGAGCGGGACCTTCGAGCGGTACTCGTCCCCTTCCCGGTAGGTGATGAGGAACCGTTCCTCGTCGTGCCTGTCGAAGCGTCCGGTCAGCCCGGACCGTATGAGGCTCGTCATCCGGCCGGCCACCAGCCAGGGCTGCCCCCAGGGCTCGACGAGGTAGAACGCCAGCCACCGCCGCAGTTGCCGCCGTGTGATCTGTCGCTTCCATTTCTCCACGTCCCAGATGCCGAGCTCGAGGGCGAGCCGGTAGGTGAACAGTTCCCACGGGTTCGCCCTCAGCCTTTTTTTTCGTTGTCGAGGTCGTCCTCGGACGGCTCGTTCACCAGCGGTAGGCAGAACTTCGCGATCTCGTCGATCGCCTTCGGGTCGCCGTCGGCGAGTTTCGCGAGGGCCTCCTCCGTCTGCGGGACGATCCGCTCGCCGTCCTCATCGCAGAGCATGAGGGAGACGAGTTTCGCGGCGAACGGACGGCCGCCGGCCGCCGCGTTCCGCGAGCAATACATCCGCCACTCGTCCACGTCAGCCGAAGACGGATCGCGGACGAACACCTTGCGGCCGCCCCACGCCTTCACTTCGTATTCGATCGGCCCCTTGCGGGCGGCCAGGTCGAGCAGCTCGTCGAATGTCATCCCTGCCATGAGTTACTCCGGCGGTTCGCCTGTGAACTGGAACACGGCCGCGCCGGTGGACCACTGCCCCGGCCGGCCGGAGTGGCTCCAGGAGAGGAGGATCGCCTCGCCCGTGAAGGAGTCACCAGGGGCAGTAAACGTCAGCGTGGCCTTGAGTCCAGCATCCGTCGTCGAGTAGGTGGGCGGTCCCCAGAAGGTGAGCGAGACCTTCGGGGGCTCGATCGAGGTCGCGTCGTACTGTTTCAGGACGCGGGCGTTGGCCCCGCTGCCGACGACCTGGCTGACGACACTGGTCGTCTCGGTGGGCGACCCGGCGGCGGCCTCGACATCGAAGCCGGTCAGGTAGCCGATGGGCGTCCCGCCGAACGAGACCGCGGTCCCCTGGGCGCTGTAGATGCCGGGCATTGTCAGCCTCCCGGCTTACGGGGCCTCGTCGGCGATGATTTCCTCGAAGTCCGCCGTCCCCTCGATGTAGCTGTTCGTCTTCCGGCTGACGCTCGACTTCGTGCAACGGTACGTGCCGCTGCCATCGGAGGTCGTGAGCTCTCCCTCCACCCCCTCGGCAGGGATCGTGCCTTCGGAGCGGAAAGTGATCGAGAACTTCGCCGGGTCGCGCTTCGGCTTCAGGGGGGCGAGGAGCATCACCATTTCCGACTCGTCCGCCACGTCGAGGGTCGTCATGTCGACGCGCTCGCGGCTCGGTGCCGACTTCTCATGAGAGATGTCGATGCACTTGTAGGTGTCGCCGTCGAAAGAGAAGGTCGTGCCCTGGGCGGAAACGAAAGGCATATCTCGTGCTCCTGTGTTTCCCCGATTCTAGGACCGCCCGGGGCCGGAGAATCTCACGACCAGCGGACCTCGACGGTCATCTCGACCACGTATGTGGGCGTGTCCCGGCCGTCGATGTATTCGGGGCTGGTATCCTTGGCGTCGACCACCAGGGCCGATTCGATCACCGTCCCCTCATGCTCGCCGGCGAACCCGTGGATCGCGGCCGCGATCGCGTCTGCCCGCTCCCACACCTGGACGTAGTCGTCGACGTACACGAGGACGGTCATCCCGGCCGTGGGCGGCGTGGCCGTACCGGCCCCCGGGGAGTCGAGCGTGTCCGCGAGGATCTGCTCGCGGGCCGTGCTCGTCCGCTCGTAGATCACGTAGGGGGGCGCGGCGTCGGCCGGTGCCTGGACGGGGTAGGCGTCACACTCGGCGGCGGCCTCGATTGCACTCCGGAGCCAGACCTGTGGGGCGGACATCGTGTTCTCCTAGAGGCCGGCGGCGCGGCCGCGGGCGGACATGCCGTGGTTCTTCTTGCTCTGCAGCTCGCGGACGGCCTTGTCTAGGGAGTTGGCGAGCTCAACAGACAGGATGGACGCGACCGGCCCGCGGATCTGTTCGTAGGTCTGCTCCATCATCTTCCGGGCCTGGATGTGGGTCGTCCCGTGCTCCAGCCAGATCGCCTTGCGGTTGTCTTTGTTGAACCGGTAGCCGAGCCCGGCAACCGCCCAGCCGTCGCGGTTCCTGCCGATCCACTTTGCCTTGGTGATGACGGACCGGCGAAGATCACCAGTGGACCGCTTCTCGCCTTTGCGTTTCCGTCCCCGGCGGGTGCCGACGGGCGGCGTGTTCTTGCGCAGGATCTTGACGCCGTTCGACCTCACGATCGCCCGCCGCATTGAGGCGAGAAGGTGCTTCTTCCCCAGGTGGCCGGGTAGTTCCTGATACCTCGCGGCCAGGCTGGCGTACTCGCCGAGCAGTTTCTCCCAGTTGACTGAGATCATGCCGCCTGCTCCTCGACCGTGAGCTCGAGGTCCTCGCGGTTGCCCTGCTCGACGACCGCCGAGATGTAGAGGATCCGATCGTTCCGGGAGACCCACCGGAGCCGCATCTCGCCGGTGATGTCGTTCCGGTAGCGGGTATAGACCGTGGCCGACAGGCCGCCGCCGATCTGGCCGCGGCGGGCCTGTTCGCTGTAGGAGATCGCCTCATAGGAGCCGTAGACCCGGCAGACCTCCGACCAGGTCTCGACCGTGCCGCCGGCCGCGTTCCTGGTCCGCGTCGGGGCCTCGACCGCGAAAACCTCCCGGTAGGTTCCGGCCGCGCGTCGTGCCATCACCAGCCCCCGTTCCACGAGCTGGCCGCGAGGAGCGTCTCGAAGCCCTGGGGCAGCTCGGCCGTCGGGCCATCGGCCAGGATCCCCCGGTTCTCGAAGGCGTGGAGGACGTACATCAGGAGCGCCGACTTCAGCGTCGGTTCGATCTCCGTCCCCGGGGCCACACCGGCCCAGTAGGTGGCGACTACCTTCCCGGTCGGCTGGGCGTCGAAGGCCACGGTCGGCGGCATCGCGTACTCGTCGACCTCGTAGTCCTCGGCGTCGACCTCCGTCCCGTCGACCGTCACCTCGAGCGGGTAGGCCTCGCCGGTGAGCAGGGGCGGGTTGGGCAGATCGAGGACCGCCGGGGCCGTGGCCCAGGCCGCCCGGTACTGGGTCGCCACCAGCGACATGCCGAGCCGCTTCTCGATCAGCCGGCGACCCGTGGCGATGGCCCGGAGGAGGAATCCGTCGAACTCGACCTGGTCGTCCATGAGGCCGACCTGTTGCCGGGCCTCGCGGAGGCTCACCGGCTCGACGACCGGGCTCTCGATCAGTCTGATCTGGTCTGGCTGCATCTATCGGGCCTCCACGTTGGACCGGGCCTCGACGGCACGCTCGGCCCCTTGTTCGGACAGGAACGTCTGCTGGCGATCCGGAACCGCCACCCCCTCCGACTTCAGGACCTGCGCGAGGTTCGGCGTGGCGCGGATCACATCGCCAGCCTTGTAGCCGCGGTAGGCCTTCACGAGTCGCAGGGCCTCGGTTTCCACTGGTGCCTCCGTATAGGCTGACGGCCGGAGCCGGCATCCATGCCAGCCCCGGCCGCCATCGTTACCGTGTGCCGGGCTGAATCAAGTTCAGTCGGCGAGGACGAGCTTCGAGACGAACTCGGGCGAGTGGTTCGCGATGCCGGCCCGCTGCTTCGCCACGAAGACGGTCTTGTCGTCGAGGGCCTGCAGCTCGCGGAGGGCCTCGATCCGGAGACCGGAGGCTTTCACCGCGACGGCGGTCGCCATCGAGAAGTCCCCGTACAGGGCGAGCGTCCCGGCGGGCAGGCCGTTGGTCACGTAGACCGGGCGGCCGTACACCGTCGGAGCCATCGCGTCGGACAGCAT